ATTAAGGTAATCAATAAAAATAATATCAGGTCTAAATGACTTCTTAAGTGCAAGTTCGTTAAGAAGTGATTTAAAGTGGCCACTGTGTGCTGATGCTGTAGGATATTCTTTGATTATAAGAGTGCCTTGCGTTTTTTGTGCAAGTTTTGTCACCTTATCCTCAAACATTACTTTTGGAAGGTCACCAATTTCTTGAATCGGGACATTGAGGAGGTTGGCATCAATTCGCTCAGCAATTTTTTCTTCTGCCATCTCCATTGTAATATAGAGAACGTTTCTCCCTTGGAGCAACACGGAGCTAGCAACATGGCACATGAATAAAGATTTCCCGACACCTGTACCAGCAAGCGCGATGTTAAGAGTCTTGTTAGGTAAACCGCCTTTTGTAATTTTGTTGAGGTATTCGAGGTCGAATTCAACTCTGTCCTCCTTTCTGTGATAGGTTTCATAACGTTGTTCATAGTCTCCAAGATAATCATGACCAATATGAGTATCAAAACTCACTGCTAAAGCATCGGATAAGATGGCAGGAATAGCATCTCTACCTTTCTTCTCATCACTATTGCCATCTGCTAATGCAATTGATTCCATTAGCGCCAAGTATATAGCACGATCTCTGCACCACTTCTCTGTAGTATCAACCAACCATTCAAACTCAGAAATCTCTTCTTCAAGAGAAGTAATCAAACCAACTACTTCTTTGAAAGAAGAGTCATTAATGTCACTACGATTCTCTACTTCAATACAGAGAATCTCTTTGGTTGAGACTTTATTATACTTTTCAACAAAGTTTTGAATCTCTTCAAAGACAATCTTTTGGTGGTTATCCTCAAAGTATTCTGATTTAATAAATGGTAGTACTTTTCGGAGATATTTTTCATTGTGTAGAAGGTTTCTAAGGATTAGAAACTCAACTTTCTCCATAACTAAACTCCTTCTGTGCGATTTGGTCTAACTGTTCCATCACTTCTTCAGTGAAGTATACTTCTGGTTCCTTAAGTATTGCCTTCGCATATACTTTCTTACCATTCATCTCATATCGACCAGCAACGTTCTTCCAAAGTCCTCCAATCTCACCCAATTCAAGAAGACCATAATAACGATCAAGACCACGCTTATCATAATAAAGACGCACTGTAACATCTTTGTTCTCCTTACTTAAACGCGACTTGTGAGTCTTTGCCTTGATAAGATTTCCAATGACCTCTGTTCCATCCTTCTCTTTCTTTTTGCTGAGATAGATGATTGTAGAGGCAGCATACTTGAGACCAGAACCCCCACCCATTTCTTTCATAGGGACATAGGAACCAATGACATCATAAGTGTGATTAGTGACAATCATAGGAATGTTTGCTTGACCCAGTTTCAGAGTCAGCATACGGAAAGCACCCTTGATGAGTTGAGATTTTGTCATATCCCTGACTTGTTTTTCGTCAAGGGCATCTCTAATCTCTTTCTCAGTCGAGAGCATCCCTAAAGAGTCTAGCACAAATATGCAAGGTTTGCGATCCTCCTCAGGTGTTTTGAGATACATATCCACTGCCTTGAGTGCCTTGCTTCTGAACTCCTCAACAGTGACCACATTGACGACTACTGTACGGTCAAGGTTTACCCCGCGACCTGCGAGTAGAGACTTATTAACAGCGGCCTCAGTGTCAAAATATAAGCAATACCCATCAGGATTAGAATCAAGGAAATTCTTGACGACTGCCAAGCTGAAGAAAGTTTTTCCAGTGCTAGACTCCCCAGCAATGGCAGTAATCTTATTCCCAGATACACCACCAAATATGCTACCTGAACAAAGTCCGTTAAAGATGTACGAACCCGTATCAACATATCTTTCGGTTTCATCAATATCTGCAGCAAGTTGTGTGTATTCATCTCCAATTTCTTTTACAATTTCTTTCAGGAAGTCCATCAGTTTAACCTATCAAATAATTCATTTACAGTTTCTTTTGTCCTAATCTCCATATTAAGACAGTATCTAACCTTATTTCCAGTTGGAGGATCTGGTTTATGCATTAAGTAATTTGGCATAATTAGCAATTCACTTTCTTCCAGTTTATATTTTTCTATTATATCACTATTATCAGGTATCTTTTTAGAAAAATTATTTTTTTCCTTAGACTCTTTATTAAGTGATATTGTATCACCCTTATTAATTTGTAAATAGTAAACCCCGTTAATCGTGCATGTTCTTATATGATCATGCCAAACACAATTGCAATCATTTAGGGCCGATCTGTAGCACCAGACACTATTTCTTACACTCCCAATATCTAAATTATAGTCCCCAAAGATTTCTCTTGTCACAGTCATGAATTTTGTATAGAGGTCTTTAAAAAAAATTGATTCGTTATTTATAGGAAAACTATAAGAATCAGGAGGTTGATCCTTGTTTCTATAATCCGTGTCAATGATTTGTTTTAACCATGCTTTTCTAATGGGATTAACTTTATAGAAATTTTTTATGGATACAACTTTATCTAAAGCACTCATCAAATTACAAATCCAAATTCTTCACGGGCAATTTTCTTGTATGGACCACCAGGGTTGGCATCACGAATCTCTTTGATTCTAGTCAGTTTTTGATAAAGTGATGCATCACCACCAAGTCGCAATGTACTGACAATGGTAGCAAGTTCTTTATCATTAATAGGGAGGTCCATAGTTTAGAGCATATCTCCGTTAGTATACTCTAGTTATGGACGAAAGTCAACCTTCTAATGTAGCAATCCTTGCTTCTAATGCCTCGTTCTTTGCTTTTAATTCTTTGATTGCCTCTACAAGAAGTGGAACCATTTTTTCCATCTTAACGCCCTCAATATCACCATAATATACATCATCTTTGGTATCCTTTGTTGGGTCACCATCAAAATCAGATTCGTTATCAGATTGAACAATAATATGTGCATCTGGAAAAACAGGTTTTACATCCTGTGCTATAAATCCATGATGCGTTCCTTCTGGATATATTAATCCAAATTTTTTCCGTGCTTCATCAGTCCAAGAATATGATACACCTTGAAGTTGTGATACTTTTGTAAGTGAATCACTTGAACTCATACTTACAATATTTTCTTTCAACCTACGGTCTGAACTTGTGCCACCTATCCATACACCAGTACCATCCATTACTCTTGTAGCAGAAGTTACGTTCCAATTAGTAGTACCGCTATTTGATGAATACCAAGTTAGTCCGCCAACACCAGCTGCTCCACCTTTCATCATAAGAAGACAATTATTTGGATTGTCGGATTGATGTGGCCAAGCACCATTATTATACGAAGTTCCAGAAGAAAGATAAGTACTTCCACTACTATGAGCAAGGACACCAAATACTGTTGCCGTAGTCCCCTTTCCAGCAAAACAACCTGTAGCTGAATTAGCTGCAACAGCATTTAATGGAATATGGGTGCTAGGCATACTAGCGGTATTACCAAACAGAACTTGTCTAGGATTAGTACCACCTCTAAATGTAGCAACCTCTGTCCCACCAACACTATGATTCATTCTGAAACTAGTGGTACTATTTGCAGTAAGATTCTGAACTTCAATCGCTCCAGCATTTGATGAATTATATCCTCTAAATAATATCTGAGTTCCATGCCCTGTCCCACTACCGTTGGCATTTTCTAAAGTTAATACTGGCCAGGTGCTATTATCATCAAACTTCAATCTTAAGTTTGAAAAATTAGAAGTGCCATTTTGTTCAAAAACCTGCAGGTGTCTAGTAGTGCCTCCAATATAAAGTGCCGTATTAGTTCCGGCATTATCTGCAGATATATGTAAAGCACCTAATGGAGTTGTTACCCCGCCAATAGATGTTCTGCCATTACCATGTATTGTAAGTCTTTCATTTGTGCCTGTTGCTACTTTATCAGCACCAGTTCTTGTATGGAATCTGATACTAGAGGCGTCAGTAGGAAGAGTCGTAGCAAGGTGAACATCGCCTATAGTATTATCATACCATATCTGAAATCCTTCAACATCGATGCCATGGGTAGGTTGACTTGATTTCATGTTTAAGATAGGGTCACCACCATTGTTCACCCCTGCCGCAATTGTAAGAGTCGTGTCCGTAGCTGCTGCTCTAGTTGCAAAATAAGCATTTCCATTAACATCAAGCGATGCAGTTGGATTAGTAATTCCTATGCCAACCAGACCAGCAGAAGTTATACGAAGTCTTTCTGTTACAGAATTTGCTGCATCAGCTGTTGTATAGAAGGACAATCTTGATGGATAATCTCCACCACCTGGGGTAGCATCAATATTACATTCAATTTTTGCACTCTCTCCATCTGTTAGATTATTATTATTTGCCATTACCCATCGAATGGCACCTAAGGCATCACCACTATTTGGTTTAGTAACAGAACCACCACTTGTTCCTCTACCTTTACCCAAAGTAAAGTTAGCGCCACCATCATCGTTAGTATATCTGAATATAGACATACTTGCCGTATTAGAATCTGTTCCTTGAATTTGAATTGAAGATTCGTAACTGCCAATTTGTTGTGAGGTAAAATAGTTACCAGATAAAACTTTACCACCAGAAGTTATACGAAGTCTTTCTGTTGGTGATGATGCTCCGTCGGATGTTGTTTGGAAACTCAATCTTCCTGGCATGTCATTAGTGCCAGGTGTGCCGTCTACAAATCCAAGAATAGATGCACCTTGTTTAAAG